TAAAAGATAAGTTTCAGCAAGATTATGATGACTATATAAATAACGATTATTCAAATGTATATTAATTATGTGCAAATTACAAAAAATTAAAGGTAAAGACTTTATAATATACCATTTAACAATGGATAATTATATTGGAGTAACAACTGATTTACAAAAAAGACTATGGAAGCATTCAAGTAAAAGTGGATTTTGTATTGATAATGATGTTGTAAAAATATTATATATTACTAAAGATTTAAATGAAGCATTTGAAAAAGAAATTGAATTTCAAAAAATATATAATTGTCAAAAAGGAATAAGAAATCAAAATGGAAATAAAAATCCTTATGCTAAACAAGTTTTAGATTTAAATTCAGGAATATATTATGATACTATTAAAGATGCTTGTATAGCTTTAGGATATAATTATTCATTAGTAAGAAAATTAATTAAAGACAGAAATAATAAGTTTAATTTAATAAAAATTTAAAATGGGAAGAAAGAAAAAGTCAATAGGATTTGGTGATACTGTAGAAAAATTTACAGAAGCAACCGGTATAAAAAAAGTAGTTGAAATGTTTACAGAAATCACCGGAATAGATTGTAATTGCGATGCAAGAAAAGAAAAGTTAAACAATTTAATTCCATATCGTAGAAATGTAAACTGTTTAAAAGAAGATGAATATTTATTTTTAAAAGTATTGTTTGAAACTAATTCAAATCAATTAACGATTAAACAACAGTTTAAACTGCAAGAAATATACTTAAATGTATTTAGTGTAAAAATAGAAGATAGTAATTGCGGTAGTTGTTGGAGAGATATTTTATCTGATTTAAAAAAGGTTTATAACACATACGAAAATCAATAATATTTTATACAAAACAAAATGCAAGTAAATAGCCAAAATAGATTTGAAGTTACATTTGACAAAAAAAAGTTTAGTATATTAAATAAAGACAGAAAAATTTCTTGGTTGTTTAGAAGTTCTGAAGTAGGTAAATGTGCAAAGATATTTGATGACTATTATAATTCAGAACAAAACTTAACACCAAAAGGTTGGTTTTTATTTTATAAGTCAGTTATGGGTATTGATATATTAAAACAAGTATCACAAAAGATAATGGAAATAACTAAATTAGAAGAAGAAATTTGTTTTGAATATACTAAGTTTAGAATTCTCGGTCAAACTTGGAATGGTATGTTAAACGAAATTGATTTGATTAATGAATTAAAACAAGAATTTCCAAACATAGAATTTAGAAAAGCAAACTATAATTTAGACGAAAATTATTTTACAGATTGGGAAGCATATAGTAAAGGAAATTTATTTTTAGGTTTACAAATTAAACCAATTTCATATATGCATATGAATACACCTTATCAGAATCAGGCTAAATTGAATCACGAAGTACAAAGACAAAAGTATAAAGATGAATTTAAAGTTCCACATTTTTTAATATATTACGACAACAATAAATTACAAGACAAACAAAAAGTAACAGATAAAATAAATACATTATTAATAAATTTAATTTAAAAAATTATGAAAGAAAACCCAATACAGTTAGAATATTTAAAATCAGTTCTATTAGCACAATTATTATTAGAAGCAAACGAAAGTTTATATTTTACGACACAATACAAGCAAACTATAAAGAACCTGATTAACCGGTTAAATAAAGAACTTGAACAAATAGTTTTTTTAGAATATAAAAAAGTCTACAATACAGACCCTGAAATGACTACAAACATATTACGGTCAATTGAAGATATAGTTAGCAAATTGCAAACTTCTACAATAGATGAATTAGTAATGATTAATACAGTCATTGATAAATACAAAGAAAACAAAGAATGGTTTTTAGAATATGGTAACGCTGAATTTTTAAGAATAGATGGCTAAAGCTAAAGAAGTAAAGTTTGCACCAAGCGATGAAGATAAAAAAGCTATGTCAATATGCTTTAAAAACGATTTAGCTTATGTTTTAAAGCCATCAGGCAACCCGAATAGGTATAACGTTATAAAATATCAAATAAGCAATTACAAACAAGTATTTTACTTAAAGGAAAACAATGTAAATATAGAATTTACTGAATACGAAGGATTAAAAAAAACAATGGAATTATATAAGTTTCACGCTAAAAGATTTACACAATGACACCAACACATTACGACAATCAAAAAGACTATGATGTTATAGATTTTATTAAAGATTATGATTTAAACTTTAACGAAGGAAATGTAATCAAGTATGTAGCAAGAGCAAAACACAAGGGAACACAAATAAAAGACTTGGAAAAGGCAATTGATTATTTAGAACGTGAATTAAAACACTTAAGAAAAGAACAAGAACAATGGATAGAGAACAACAAATAGAATTACCGGTATTAGAATTAGAATATACATTAACGCAACTGCTAAAGAAAAGACAAACACTATATTTAAAAGGTTGCAACGATGAAAAGCTAAATGATAAGATACGGGATATACAACAAAAATTAAGGGAAGCCAATTAGCTTTCCTTTTTTAATATGTTAAAGTTTTGTTAAAATTATAATAAGTTGTTTATAATTAAAAAATAGTAGTATATTTGTATAACAATTAAAAACAAATAGAAATTATGAAAACATTATTAAAAGATTTCGCATTAGCTTTACTACTATGGTTAGCATTTTTTACCGGTTCGTTAATCCTTTTAAACATTATTTAATATGAAAGCTAAAAACAAAAAAGAATTAGATTATGTATTAAACCAAGCTAAAAAAATAGGAATAACAATAGCAGTATTATTTTTTACATTACTTATTTTAACAACAATATTTTAATTATGAAAACACAAATCATTGAAAAGTTAGATTTACTATTAGGTACAACTAAGCCTGAAAATACATATCAAATTAATTTAATAAATTCAATTAAGCAAGACTTGATTAACGAATGGAACGAATCAGATAATTATGCTGAGCAGATTAGAAACGTTTTAGATATGGATGTAACATATGAATTATTAAACAATATAAAAATTAGATAAATGATAACAACTTTTGACAACAAGCAATGGGATAAGGAAGAACTATTAGACAATATGTATGATGATAGTTTTTACTACGGTTACTTAGGTAAAAACGCATTAAGTAGTTCTTCTGCAAAGATGCTAATTAATTCACCAAAAACGTATAAATACGTTACACAATATGGTAGTGATGAAAGCCAAGCATTACGTGATGGTAAACTATTTCACACAATGATATTAGAACCGCACAAGTTAAATGATTTAGTAATTGTAGACGTAGCAACTAAAGCCGGAAAAGAATACAAACTTGCAAAAGAACAAGGTTTAGAAGTTTACACAAGAAAAGAATACAACGATGCAGAACGTTTAACAGATGCACTACTAAAAAACAATGAAGTAGTTTCTTTGATGTCTAAATGTCAAACAGAAATTCCGGCAGTTGAAATGATTGATGGAATACCATTTAGAGCAAAAGCAGATATCTTAAAATCAAATATGATTATAGATTTAAAAACTACAACAGGTGTTAAAGACTTTAGATATAGTGCTGATAAATATAGCTACGATTTACAAGCATATCTTTATAGAAAGATGTTTGGTGTTGATGAGTTTGTTTTTATAGCAATAGACAAAGGTAGTTTAGATATAGCAATCTTTGAATGTAGTGATGAATTTTACGCTAAAGGCGAAGCAAAGTTAGAACAAGCAATATCAAACTATAAATACTTCTTTCAAAACGAAGAAGAAATGGATTTAAATCAGTATGTATTAAGAGGTGTATTATAATGAACGATAAAGCAACAGACCACTACAATATAACTTTACACGAAATAGAACAAGGAACATCTATTCAAGAATTAAGGAATATATTGCAAAGCTATCAAGATGCAGAACTATACGAGGAATGTCAAGGAATACATTTAGCAATAGAAATAGTAGCATTCAATGTACTGACACAATTAATAAAAGAAAGTAAAAAACAAAAACTAAAAATAAAATGGACACAGAAATAACATTACACATTAAAGAATTAATTAAAAATACTACCGGTGTAGATATTAATAAAGTTTCACGTAAAAGAGAAACAGTAGAAGCAAGAGCAATGTATTATAAAATACTAAAGCAAATTGATAAAAAGAAAACATTACAATCTATTGCCGACTCAGTAGGAAAGAATCACGCTACTGTATTACATTCTTTAAATAACTACGATACGTTTGAGCAATTCAACCCAACGTTAAAACTATTTAGAAAAGAAATACTATCAAGATTAAACTACAAATCATTTGAAAACATTATGGATAGTTCTAAAGATGAAAAGATAACTGCTTTACAAATAGAAGCAATTAAACAAAGTGAAGAAATATTAG